ACCAACTTCAAGCCAGTTGCTTTGAATGGAACACCAGCATTACCAACGAGAGTACCGGAAGTGATTGGTTCAAAACCCTTTTCACCAGTGGTGACTGTGACGGTGAATGTATCATTACCAGCTTCTACAACAGGCATGAACTGTTCTTCTACAACTGGAACACCAGCAAATGTACCAATAGCAGCGTCTTTATAGAGTTTGTTTACAATTTCATCGTTCTTAATCTGACCAGCAGCAACAGCGGCAATATCATGACCAACTACTGGGTCAATGTAAGTTACCTTGGAACCAGCGGCACCAGCTTTCTTCAACTTACCATTAGCCTTAGCCAATGTAGCCAAAGACTTTGTACCAACAACGGCCTGAGCAGCTTTGAATACAGTCTTATCTACTGCATACTGTTCAATGGTCTGACCAATAGAGCGACCGCGAGGAATAGCAATCTGGTCGGAGAAGGATTCAATATCGCCCAATTTTTCCCATTCGTCAAGTTCTACATCATTCAAACCTGCTTCAAGAGAAATTGGATAAACGATTTCTTTGATTTCTTCTACCTGAGCGGAAAGACCATTTCTTCCATCGGAAGCCTTGGCAATACGAGATTTACCTGGATCAGGAATATAAACAGTGTAAGTATTACCATATTTCTTACCAACCATCTGTTCCTGTGGAATGTAAGATTTTGCCTTCTTCAAATAAGGCATGTTGTCATAAATTTCTTGTGCGATTACTTTGGTTTTCGCATTGTTGCTAAATTCATTAGCCATAATTAAACCTCTTTAAAAGAATTTGTTTGTGAATGTTTGTTTATCTGCGTGAATCCAAAAATGCTTCCAATGATTTTGGGTCATCCCAGATGTTTTTCTTTGCGATTGTATCTACACCTGGTTTACCAATTACTTTTGGTGGTTCTTGAACTTGCTTAACTTGTTCAATAGCCATAGCCTTCTTGGCTTCATACTTTTTGATTACATCTCGCTCAATGTCCTTTAATTCATCCATTCGTTCATCGGAAGTCATATAAGGGTCATCAAACAAACGAGACTGAGATTCCTGATTATTAACAAGTTCCATTAAAATAGCAGGACCATAAGGACGTCTCATTAAATAACTTGCTACTCTCTCATCGTTATCAATTTTATCCAACAATTCGGTTTCTTGTGCTATTTGGAAGGCTTCACGATACTGAGATTTTTCTTCGTCGGTTTTGAACAAATTATTTAAGTTCTTCGTTGCTCGTTCTTTGTAATAAGTGAACATAGCATCTTCATCACTCTTTTTCTTTGCTGCTAATTCCGCTTCTTCTCTCTGTTTTGCCATCAATGCTTCAAACTGTTGTTTTGAACGATAATCAATGTATTCGTCAGCAGTGTTGAAATCATCTCTATATTTTGGTCTGTATTTGTCAGGATTGTTTACTCGGTCTTGAAGGTCCGCAACAATCTTCTTAAATTCCGCAATTTCCGCAGCATGCTTTTTATTTTGTCTAGCAAACTGTTTGTGGAAAGAATAGGTTGCTTTCTCAAGTTCCGTAGGTCCTGTCTTTACAGGTTTCTCAACTATGTCAGCGCCTTTACTAACATCTTCATTCGCTACTTCTGTTTGGTCATTGGAAGGTGCTGCAACACTTTCTTCTGTTCCAACATTTTCACCGGCAGCGTTCGTGGATTCAGGAATTGCAGCTCCATCATTCACAACACTTTCTTTTTCTTCGTTTTCTATTGCCATATCGGCTCTCCTTTATATGCCATTGTAAGTGGGCATTCACTACTATATGTATAAACTTGTCTACAAATCTTTCATATCTTCGCAATCTTGTCTATAACTTATATCCAATGCTTGTTTTGGTATAATTGGTTGTATATAAGTTAATGCCAATGCGTCAGCGGTGTTAGGAGAATGTCCTAAAACCAGCTTTATTTCGGATTTTGGAATAATTTGTATCTTGTTTGTATTACTTAGTATGTATTTCGTACAATTTAACTCTCGCTTTAAATCGTCATTCAAGCCAATCATGCCAAATTCTTCAAATTGCTTCTTCATATTACAGTACATTTCGGCACGATTATTCAAATAAACACTCTCATCGGATTTTCCACCAAACGGAACAACCTGAGCATTATATCCTGCTTCACTTAAACGATTATAAAGGTCTAGTCCGTATGCTTCGTCAATGGCAATATGGCTTAAATCACCACGTCCAAATTCT